TTGAGGAGACACGCACCGAACGGTTTATCGGGATTAGTGACCGGGGCTTACTACCCATACCCCTACGATACTATGCGGCACATACAGGCCGCTGGGGCGGCGATGACAAAGTGAACATGCAGAACCTGCCGAGAGGTTCGCAACTGAAAAACGCCATAGTCGCGCCTGAGGGCTACGTGCTTGTCGATTGCGACTCCAGCCAGATCGAGGCGCGGACGCTTGCGTGGTTAGCTGAACAGAATGACTTGGTAGAGGCGTTCGATAAAGGCGAAGACGTTTACAAGATCATGGCCTCTAAAATTTATGACAAGCCCGTAGAAGATATCAACAAGGACGAGCGGTTCATCGGTAAGACTACGGTGCTAGGTGCAGGCTATGGCATGGGGGCGACAAAGTTCAAAGCGCAGTTAAAAGCTATGTCCGGCGTAGAACTTACAGAGGGGCAGTGTACGCACATCATACAGGTCTACCGCGACGAATACACTAAAATCCCGGGGCTGTGGTCCCAAGCGGGTAAGGCGCTAAAGGTCATGATAACAAATAACGCCGTGCCAGACGAAGAACCCAAGACATCCAAGCTAGGCAAAAAAGGTGTTCTATCCGTCAAGGCCAGCGCGATAGAATTACCTAACGGGCTGACGCTGAAGTATCCAAATATAAGAAGCGAACTGGAGCCTGAGACTCAACAGTATGAGACGGTGTATGACACCAAGAAGGGCAGGGCTAAGATCAGAACGCGCATATACGGAGGTAAGTGCGTAGAGAATGTCTGCCAAGCACTTGCACGTATCATCATAGGCGAACAGATGCTGATGGTCTCGCGCCGCTACAAGGTAGCCATGACGGTTCACGATGCTGTCGTAGCTGTAGTGCCAGAGGATGAAGCCGAAGAAGGCCGAGAGTTCGTAGAACAGTGCATGCGCATACGTCCCAAGTGGGCGAGCGGCTTACCACTGGATTGTGAAAGTAAAATAGGAGTTAGTTATGGGTGAACCCAAATGCAACACATGTAAGTTTTGCTGTAAAAGTAACGCATGGCACAGAGCTTTTGAGTGTAGACGGCGTGAACCCGTATATAACTATAAAGCTGAAATGCGGGTCTTCCCAAAAGTACTTCCAGACGAAGATTGGTGCGGTAGATATATAATGGCAAAACCCACAGTAGAGAAAGACGAGGAGCAAATAAGTGACGGAGTATAAGTTTACAAAAGACTGGTTCGGTTGGGCACCGCCCGTGTGGGAGCAGTTGATCCCTATGCTGCCGGAAGGTCATCGCAACTTCCTTGAGATCGGTTCGTTCGAGGGCCGCAGTATGGTCTGGATCGCTGAGAATATGATTTCCGGTGAAACTCCTGCGGACATTTACTGTATCGATACTTGGGAAGGCGGCGAAGAGCACGGTGAAGAGGACATGGCCGCAGTAGAGGCTAGGTTCGACTTCAATGCTACCCGCGCACAAGAAGACAACCCGGTGTACGTGACTAAGTACAAAGGTACTTCTACCCGTTGGCTCGCTCACGCCATTAAAGAAGAGAAGGCCTTTGACTTCATCTACATCGACGGGAGCCACATCGCCAAGGACGTGCTGACCGATGCGTGTATGGCTTGGCCCCTGCTGAAGACTGGCGGCATCATGGTGTTCGACGATTACTTGTGGGGCAACCCACGTGACGTTCTGCACCGCCCGAAGGCAGCGATTGATGCGTTTACTACGCTATTCGCAGAAGAGTTAGAGATTATCCATGTAGGTTACCAAGCGGTTATCAGGAAAAGAGGAGTGTAGAAATGAGACCCACCGCGTTGCTCGTAGCAGCCTTACTCACAGCCGGATTCACAACTTGGTATCTGACTAGGATAAAGGATGAACTGTTCGATGACATCGACATCAAGTTTAGGCGCGGAGATTTAGGAGGATGGGGCGATGATTGACGATGAAAGCGAGCCGGGTTCATGGAAACTAGCCCTAGAGTTAGGTCCGTGGCGCAGGATCGGTAAGAACACCTACACAAACGAGAAGAATGAAATGTCCGAGACAAAGATACGACTACTGAATAAAACGAGTGAACTGTTCGACCTATCGGTGACGGAGTTATCCGGAAACGCTAGATATAAATACCTTATGCCTGCGCGATTTGCGATGTACAAAACTTTGCGTGAGCGAGGCTGGAGCTACCCGCGTATCGGTAAGCTGTTCGGCGGTAAGGATCACTCGACAATCATTCACGGCGTTCGTCGTGCGGACTATATGATTGCGAAAGACGCAGACTATGCGGCCAAGGTGAAGGCGTTGACGGAGACACGGCTCACGCCCACTGCGTTGACGGAGGAAGAAGTCGAAGAACAACTACTCGCAATGCGTAAGAAGAACGGCATCCCTGAGCTAGAGGAGGATGACGATTGGTTGGAGGATTTGATACATGACTGACGACTGCAATAGAGACCTTATAGCGCAGGCTAGACGCAATGTGGCTGACCTGTTCCCGCAGACATACCATCAAAACGCTATCATGGCAGGCGATTGGGACAACGGCGCATACGTCAAGGGCGAGGTTGAACGACTGCTTAAACAGCCGCCGCTATCAAGTGGAGAAGAGACCGATGGATAATGAGAAGCGGCCCAAGCTGTTCATTGCTACCCCCATGTATGGTGGCATGTGCACCGGGAATTATGTGCAAGGGCTGCTGCTTACGATCCAGAAGCTACGGTCAGTGGGTGTCGGGGTGCAATGGGCGCAGATGACAAACGAGAGCCTAATCACTCGTGCGCGTAACGAACTAACGAGGCAGTTTTTAGCCTCTGACTGTGACTACATGATGTTCATCGACGCAGACATAGGGTTCGACGGACAGGCGGTAGCTACATTGCTGGCCGCAGATCGCGACATCGCCTGCGGCATATACTCAAAGAAAGAGATTAACTGGGGGGCTGTAGAGGCTGCGGCAAAGATAGGGCAAGAGAACTTAGCGGACCACGCTGGGGCGTATGTACTTAACATGGTAGAGGGTAGCGAGAGCGCCACCACCGATGAAGATGGTATGTTCGAAGTGCGGCACGGAGGCACAGGGTTTATGCTTATAAAGCGCAGGGTCTTTGACCGACTAAAGCCTGAGGTTCCAACTTACCGCATCTCTTCCCAGAAAAACCCAGACACAGGGGATTACCTGAAGCCTTTAACATACGAATTTTTCGCCACCAGCATCGACGAAAGCGGAGCACTCTTGTCGGAGGATTACCACTTCTGCGAGCTATGGCGTAAAAACGAGGGTAAGATTTATGCTTGCCCATTCATTCCGCTACAACATGTAGGAAGCTATGTGTTCGGCGGGGACATCCTAAAAAGTGGAGCAAACTAATGCCTATTAAAATGAAAAGAACTACCAAGCGAGCTATCAAAGTGTTTGCGGACAACCCGGAGGCTACCTGTAAGGACGTAGCAAAGATATGCGGCATCACTAAGTCTGCCGCTGATAATATCCGTTTTAAATACAAGAGCGAGATTAGGAGGGAGAGGAACAGGGTGAAGCCGTATGACGTAGAGCCGCAAATGGAGCTTGACCTGAGCCAGTTCCCCACTGCGGATACCGTTGAGCAAAAGCTTCAGCGCGCACCGCGCATGACCGTAGATAATGTAGTAGACGAACGTGCTATTACGTATGGGAAGTTTGAAAACTTGGCCGAGGTTTCGCAACGGTTCAAGGACTCGCTGCATTACTTCCTGATTACCCGTAACAAGTATCTGGCACCCGACCAGCAGGAAGCGATGGAGCTTATCTTCCATAAGTTTGCACGTATCGTGAACGGCGACCCAGATCACATTGATAACTGGAAGGATGTAGCCGGTTACGCTACGCTAGTAGCAGATAGACTAGAGGGTAACCCCCGCTAAGGAGAACGACTCGTGACAGCATGGTCCTATAGCAGCATTAAGACCTTCGATCAGTGCCCCAAGAAGTACTACCACCTCAAGGTGGCAAAGGATGTGAAAGACATCCCCGGCGAAGCCGCGCTCTATGGGACCGCTGTTCACGAAGCCGCTGAACATTTTGTAAAAGACGGGACACCTATACCAGAGAAGTTTGCGTTCATGCGCCCTATAGTGGAGAAACTAGATTCCATAGAAGGCGACAAGCACTGCGAGCTTCGATTGGGCGTAAGTAAAACGGATACTGGCTACGTACCTACCACGTTCTTTGGTAAGGATGTGTGGTGGCGGGGCATCGTTGACTTGGTGGTTATTAACGGGGCGAAGGCGTATATGGTCGATTACAAGACCGGAAAGAACGCCCGCTACGCGGACCCCAAGCAACTTGACCTGATGGCGGGCGCACTCTTCGTGCATTACCCTGAACTAGAAACTATTAAGTCTGCTTTGTTATACGTAGTGAGTAACGAGCTTATCCCTAAGACACATACGCGAGATAAGATGGGTATGTACCTGTCAGTCTTCGAGGATGAACTTGAGCGTCTTGAAGGGGCAGAGCTTTCCGGCGTGTGGAACCCTAAGTCTGGACCTTTATGTGGATGGTGTCCTGTGGTAGAATGTGAGCATCATAGACCCCGTAGAAGGTAACGTCATGCCAGCTAAAAAACGCGACTATAAGAAAGAGTACGAGACGTACCACGGCACGGCGAAGCAGAAGAAAAACCGCGCTCAGCGCAACGCTGCTCGTCGCAAGATGACCAAAGCTGGCAAGGTACGGAAGGGCGATGGCAAAGACGTTGCCCAT